GCGTAACAGAGCGGCCTGCACAGAAACAGGCCCTACAGTCTGAACGCTGGAGACGTTGCGCGTTTAGACATCACTATCGCCCCCGACAAAGAAGTCGGGAGCCGCAAAACCCCTTCCAAATGGAAGAGGCATAATATCAAGGGAAACTCCCTTGTGTTGTAACTGCTCAACAGCAGCTATCATAGTCTCAGGCAACATTGCCTGAGGTACAAGTCTCCCGTTAATATCGGGAAACAAACCTGGACAGTGTCTCCAAATGAGACTCTGCATCCTATCAGGATATATCCTGGAAGGGAAATCCATGGACTCACGATAAGTCCAAGGCAACGGCGGAACGCCAAGACGTTTCGCGTGTCGACATGCACGATTGCATTGTCTAATGACCTGCCAAAACTTTGGCGGGCGAGATGGACCGTCCTCAATTAAGAGAACGTTCTTTACACTCAATCGACTTCGATAGAGATCAAGGAATCTTGGATCAATTGCTCCAAGATTAGGTCCCGGTACTTGAGACCGAGGCACATACACCCAAGTTAAAGCTTGGATGCTTTCAAGACCACGACAAGTTTCGTGATCACGTAGGGTCCTATGACCCACATGTATGGTCAAATCATTGGCCACAAAATGTTGCGGACTATTCATAAAATGAGTCTGCACACATCTAGCCAGAGGTTTCATCTGGCTATCTAGGTCTCTTGGATAGAGACCCATTCCTCCACATGCCACAGGTGCATATGGATCAATACCAGCACACCGTAAATTTCGGCGTACTTTGCTAGTAATGCGATCTTGAACATTCAAGATGCGAGATGATGCCCCTCTATTTAAGAGAGTCATCACAGTCTTCCCCATGGTCAATGAGGAAGGCATTGGATAAGCACCATAGAACTTATCATGGATGTACTCTGATGAGTGCACCCAACGTAAGGGGAAAGGTCCCCTTACTTCACGAAGCCAGCCATTGTTGACTTCCATGAACCTTTCACAGAAGGTTCCCCTTTTCCCCTTGATACTATCATGGGGAAGGAAGCCCAAAGATTTCATGAGCTTCTTATAAAGCTTAATCTGGGCCGTTGTCCAGTAAGCTATCAGATCATCTCCTTTAATGAGATGGTTCTTGCGCTTATCAATATGATAAGCCACAGTGAGGTGTATTATAGATAATACAGGCCACGAGCAAGGTATCCCCATGAGGGTACCTCTCTTTATAGTGACACCATCTAGGGTGCCACCAGCTACACATTCAACAGGAATGCGCAGAGCATTTGCGACTATTGAGATAGCCGCGTGAGAAAGCGTATCTGTCGCTTTCTTTAGATCCGAGGAGAAAACATACCTCGGACCAGATGCCCGCTTCAACTTTATATCGAAGCGAGGCTCGTACATTGGAACCGTAAACGGAGTTCCAAATGCATTGAGGGACCATAATAATGGGCCCCTATAGGCCTCTGATTCAAGAATCAGCGGTAAAGGCGAACGGCTAACCATTCGCACCTTCCAACCCAGCTCAGTGACTGGAGTGGATAAATGAGACCGATCATCATGATTGGCCAACAGTTTGGTGAGACGACGCATGTCGCTCATCAATATATCGGAGACGAAGCCAAAGGCTCTTTCTCCTCTAAGGAAGGATTCATAATAATCCTTCATCATCGGGCTATCAAATTTAAAATAGTCCATTGCATTGAATCCAGCATTCTGGATCAAGTGACGGAAGGCGTTTGCCTTCCCTCCATCTTTTCTACGATACGTAGAAGTCGCCGTACTCCCTACAGAGGGTACGAATATAGGCTGGGGATCTCCCAACCATTTGCATGTCGCAGCAAGCTGCGTCAATATAGCTAACCCGGGAGTAACCGGGCACGCATTAGTCATGATCAATTTCTGATCATTGGCAGCAGCATCCACAATCCAAGTGGGTGCCACAGGAAGAGCCCTCTTAGAATAAGAGAGCTGATAGGCCTTCTTTGTTGTAAGGGCCACGTGTTTGTGCCACCATCGCGGCACAAGTGAGCGATAAGAATTAATCGCTTTATCGAGGCCCTCATCAGTGAGAGCCCATTTCCGGAGTACCATACAATGGTACTTCCATCGGGCCACATAACGATCTGGCCCCTTTGAGAATCTTGCCAAATTATTGGCAAAATACGTCCGAATCGAATTACGTTCCGATTCGTATAACTGAGCTTTGGTTAAATCAATACCAATGCTCTCAAGTAATGCAATTAGCATTACCCGTAATTGCCTCCGTTTGGATGCAATTTCACGGATGATCCTTGGATCTTCCATGTTGGGCCCATTTATTTGGGCCTTAGATCCCTCTGAAACAGAGGGAATTACAGTGGTCGGAGAAATATCTCCAACCATATGGGCCTCGATACGTTGAGACCCTACCGAGCTGTTTACCTCAGCTCCACCTGGCAATCCCGTGAGGGATTGCCCGACATCAAGCGCAACATGATCGCTAGAACACGTGTTCTGGTGATCTACCATGACTATATTCTAAAAAAGAATAGTCC